ACCGGACGGCGTTGCCGTTGTAACCGTTGGAGTCGACACCCAGGGCGACCGCTTTGAATGCGAGGTGGTCGGCTGGGGGCTGAACGAAGAGAGCTGGTCGATTGACTTCGAGGTCATCCAAGGCGACCTGGAAACACCGGATCCCTGGAATCGATTGGACGCATATTTGCGGCGCATCTGGTTCCGGGCTGACGGCAGGGGCTTTGAAGTCATGGCTGTATGTCATGACTCTGGCGGTCACCACACCCAAAAGGTTTATGAGTTTGCCAAGGCGCGCCTCGGCCGTCGCGTATGGGCCGTCAAAGGCGAGTCGGCGGTTGGTGGCAAGCGCTCTCCTGTATGGCCGACGAAGACGCCTAGCCGGCGCAACAAGTCGTCATTCCGGCCGGTGATCCTGGGCGTTAACGCGGCCAAGGATTCGGTTCGTTCGAGGCTTCACCTTGTGGAGCCGGGTGCTGGCTACATGCACTTCCCGGTAAGCCGAGACATCAACTATTTCGCGCAGCTGACAGCAGAGCGATCCGTAAGGAAAACATCTGGCGGTCAACATTACCGTGTCTGGGAGTTGCCAAACGGCAGGGCCAACGAAGCACTCGACTGCCGCGTTTACGCGTATGCAGCGCTGTGTGGGCTTATGCATATGGGGCTGAAGCTCAACAAACGGGCAGAAGAGGTGAATGCGTCAATCGGGACGCCAGTTCACCGACCTGAGCTGCAAGATCAAGAGCCTGTGGTGGACGGGGGCAAGCAGGAGCAGTCCTCTGGTCCGCGCGTCATCCAGGCAAAACCCGCCAAGAAAAAGACGTTGGCCAGCCGGCTGGCGTAGATCCTCCCCGCTTCGGCGGGGCATACCTGGAGTAACCCTATGAGCCGTTATGGTCCAAGCAGCTTGCTGGCGGGCATACCCCGGGAGTCATTGCAGGTTTCTTTGCAAAATGCGCAGCAGGCCTACCTGCAGCTTTCCTCTGGTGGGAAGGTTGAAACTGCGACGTACACCCAGGGTGATGGCTCGAAGAGCATCACCTACACCCGCGCCAATATTGCTCAACTGGCAAACGTTATTCAGATGCTTCAGCAACAGCTGGGCATCGTCACTCGTGCCCGCCGGCCACTCACATTCAGGTTTAAGTGATGACCAATCCCGTATCGATTGTTGGGCTCGACGGCAAGCCGATCCAGCCTCTACGGCCGAGTCGGGGGAAAATGCTGGCCCCAGGTGGCGGTGCTCCCTACGACGCTGCCGACATCCACGGTGAGCACGTTGCCGGGTGGAACCCATACCTTGGCTCGCCTGATGGCGACCTCAACATGTACCGCGACCGCATCGTCGCTCGGGTACGTGATCTGGTGCGCAACGATGGCTGGGCCTCGGGTGCGGTCACCCGAATTTTGGACAACGCCATCGGCGGGCACTTCCGGCCACTGATCAAGCCGGACTGGCGCGCTCTGGCGGCCTACACCGGCAAAAAAGCGTTTGATGCGACATGGGCTCATGAGTTTGCTCAGGTGGCCAGCGCGCACTATCGGACCTGGGCTTTTGATTCTGGCCGTTATTGCGATGCGCAGCGGTCGCTGACTATCACCCAGATGATGCGCCTTGGCTTTCGGCACAAGTTGATTGATGGCGACTCGTTGATTCAGGCCTGCTACATCCCTGAGCGGATAGGCGCTGGGCGGGCTCGGTACGGCACGGCGATGCAGTTGATCGACCCTGACCGTTTGAGTAACCCCCAGCAGCAGTTCGACTCAAACTCGTCGCGCGGCGGGGTGGTGCTCGATGCCTTCGGCGCAGCGAAGTCCTACTGGATTCGCAAGGCGCACCAGGGCGACTGGTGGAATGCGGCCGATAGCGTAACCTGGGAGGAGATCCCCCGGGAAACTGAGTGGGGGCGGCCGGTCATCATTCACGACTTCGATCACGACCGGGCCTCTCAGCACCGGGGCGGCTCCGGCATTTTTGCGCCGATCCTGCAGCGCATGAAAATGCTGGCCAAGTACGACGCGGTCGAGCTGGACGCCGCGGTGATCAACTCGATTTTCGGGGCCTATATCGAAAGCCCGTTTGATCATGGCTTGGTGGCTGAGGCTGTTGGCGACGATGACAACCTGTCGGCCTATCAAGATCAGCGCGCGGACTATCACGCAAGCCGTAAAACCATGCTGGGCGAATCGCGGGTGCCGATCTTGTTCCCGGGGGAAAAGATCAACGCAGTGACCGCCACGCGGCCGAATGCGAATTTCGCTGGGTTCGAGAAATCGTTCCTGCGCAACTTTGCCTCGGCTACTGGACTTTCCGCGCAGCAGATGTCGCATGACTGGTCCGATACCAACTACAGCTCGGCCCGTGGCGCGTTGCTGGAGGCCTTCAAAACATTGACCCGTCGTCGCAACGACTTCGCCAATAACACCGCCCAGCCGGTGCTGGGGTGCTTCATGGAGGAATCCATGGAGGTAGACGACTATCCGCTGCCACACGGCGCTCCAGAGTTTATGGAGTGCCGGTCCATGTACTCGCGTGCTGAGTGGATGGGACCGGCTCGTGGCTGGATCGATCCCGTCGCCGAGAAACAAGGTGCGGTACTAGGGATGGATGCCGGTCTTTCGACACTTCAGCAGGAATGCATGGAGCAGGGGCTGGATTACGAAGAGGTGCTGGAACAGCGCAAGCGCGAGATCGACAAGTTCAAAGAGCTTGGCATTCCCGCCCCTACCTGGGCCGGCATGCAAATCCCTGGCGGATACACATCGGCGGACGACGCCATACAGAAACCGAGGCCGACTTAATGCAATTTGGACATCTTGCTCAACGGCTCTTCAATGTGCCGGTGGCGATCCGCCCGGAAAAGGCCGAGGTCATCATGGCCGCCCTGGCCGAACGCATGGGGATTGGCCGAATGATGCGGGTCAGCGGCGACGCTGTTGACCTGACACCGCTGGCGCTGGAGGGGGACGGATACAGCTACGCCGACCGGGAATCTCGTGATAGCGGGTATGACCTGGTCGGCAACGTGGCGGTCATTCCCGTTCACGGCACTCTGGTGCAGAAAACCGGAACTCTCAGGCCCTGGAGCGGCATGACTGGCTATGACGGATTGCGGCAAGCCTTCCTGACTGCGCTGTATGACCCACAGGTCGCTGCCATCGTGCTCGATGTCGATTCACCTGGCGGCGAGGTCTCCGGGTGTTTCGACCTGGTAGACACGATCTACAACGCTCGGGGCGCCAAGCCAATCTGGTCGATTCTCAACGAATCGGCTTACTCGGCGGCCTACGCGATAGCCAGTGCTGCGGATCGGATCTACGTCCCGCGCACTGGTGGCACCGGGTCCATCGGCGTGATCTGTATGCATGTGGATTTTTCCAAGGCGCTGACGTCGGCCGGCATTCAGGTGACGTTCATCACCTACGGCGATCGCAAGCCCGATGGCCACTCAGAAATCCCGCTGTCAGCTGATGCGCTGGCGAGGTTCCAGGGCGATATCGACACCATGGGCGAGTTGTTCGTAGAGACCGTGGCCCGCAATAGAAACATCGCGGCCAGCAAGGTCCGCGCAACCCAGGCTGGTACCTACCTAGGCTCTGCCGGGGTTGATGCGGGCCTGGCCGATGTTGTCGCGGCACCTGACGCCGCTTTCCGGGCACTGCTCTCCCAGCTGGCCTAGTTCCCACCATTTAGAGGATTGATGACCATGACCAGAAGCAGAATGACTGCTGCTGCGACCTTCGCGCACCTGTTGGGTTTTGCCAAGCACGCCGATGAGGGTGATGACGAAAAAGACAAGGCGCGCCGTGCCGAAGAAGATGGCGGCGACGATGACAAGGAGGACCCGAAAGGTCGCAAGGCAAAGCGTGCCGAGGATGATGATCTCGAGGACGACGATGACGAAAAAAAGGCACGCAAGACCAAGGGTGAGGGCGATGACCCTGACGATAAGGACGACCCAAAAGGTCGCAAAGCCAAGCGTGCAGAGGGTGACGACGATGATCCGGACGCCGAGGATGACGACGATCAGGACGGCCCGAAATCCAGCAAAGCTGCGGTCGCCAAAGAGCGCGCCCGTTGCGCCCAAATCATGGCCCACGGACTGAAGTCGGGTAACGCCGAGCAGGCTGGGGTATTTGCGTTCGATACCAACATGTCTGCTGCATCTGCCATCAGCGCGCTTAACGCTGCTGGATCGGTAAGCGGTCGCGGTGGCAACTTGAAAGACCGGATGGCCGCAGCAAACGTGACGAATGTCGGTGCCGGCGGCGATGGTGGCGTGGAGTCTTCCAACATGTCGCCAATCGCCCAAAAAATCATCGCGGCTGCCGCCCGCGCCAAGCCCCAGTAACCTCAACGCCAAACGGAGATCAACAGCATGTCGCTGATTCCAACTGAAATTCGAGACAACCCACAACGACCAGGCGTTCAGGCACAGGTGTATATCCCTGATCAGCTGATTGCCGATGCTCGCAATCTGGTCACCCAGCCGATCCTGTTGGCTGCTGGCGTGCTCAAGCGTGGCACGATCCTGGGGCAACAAACCGTCAGCCCTGTCCAGGTTATCGCCAAGCCAGGTAACACCGGCAACGGCACGGTGGCCCCGGTCACCGTTGGTTCTGCCGTCGAAACCGGCGGCTACGCGCTGTTAGCCACCTCGGCCACCGTCTTCAGTGTTACCAACCCCGAAGGCGTGGTGCTGGGTGACGCAACTGTTGGCACCGCGTTTGCGCACGCCGAGATCAACCTGACGATCGCTGCGGGCGCCACGGCCTTTGCGGTAGGTGATGGCTTTACCGTCAACGTCTTCGATGTGGTCGGCACCTATGTCGAGTGCGTCCGGACGGCATCGGATGGCAGCCAGGTCCCGGTGGCCATCTTGGCCGACGATGCTGATGCAACGGATGGGCCGGTGACGGCAGGTGCCTACGTGGCCGGCGAATTCAACGCAGCTCAACTGATTTACAGCCCAACCTGGTCGCTTCCGGCACTGGTTTCGGCCATGCGCCCGTACAGCTTGTTTGCCAAAACCTCACTCTCGGCGGCGTCCCCGTCGAATAACTCGGCGCCGTAATCCGGCCCATACCCCACCATCCACAAAGGCCCGCTGATGCGGGTTTTTTGTGGGTTGGATTCAGCATTTTTTGCTTTGGAGAGGCCCATGACCGCCGCCAGTTCGTTTCCTTTTAGCACCACTGACCTGATTCAGGTCGTGCCGACGCTCAAGCGTCCGCAGAAATTCCTGCTCGACAAGTTCTTCCCGAACATTCAGAGCTCCGAGACCGAGTTTGTTGCCATCGACATCGATGTTGGTCTGCGTCGTATGGCTCCCTTCATCAGTCCGCTGGTGCAGGGCAAGCTGGTTGAGCAGCGCCGCTACCAGACCAACACCTACAAGCCGGCCTATATCAAGGACAAGCGCGCCCCGGATCTGCGCAAGCCGATCATGCGCCAGATCGGTGAGCGCATCGGCGGCGGCACCATGACCGCCGGCGAGCGTGAAATGGCCAACGTTGCGTTCGAGATGGCCGACCAGATCGACATGCTGGATCGTCGACTTGAGTGGATGGCTGCATCCGCCATGCTCACCGGCAAGGTGGTTGTGTCGGGCGAAGGCTTTGAAACCGAGGTCGTTGACTTCGGTCGCGACTCCCAATTGAGCATTGCTCTTTCCGGCAACAAGCAGTGGGGCATCAAATCCAACTTCAACGCAGCCGGCCGCGACACCATCCCGGCGAACAACCTGGAAGAATGGCAAACGCTGATGCTCCAGCTCTCCGGTGCCCAGGCAACGGATCTGGTGTTCACCACCTCGGCCTGGACGACCTTTTCTAATGACGAGAAGGTGTTCGGCGCCATCTTTTTCCCGAAACAGTCCGAGGCAGGCAGTATCAACATCGGCCCGCAGATCGCGCCGGGCGCGGTTTACAAAGGCCGCTGGGGTCAATACGACCTGTGGCTCTACAACGAGTGGTTCATTGACGACAACGGCGTTGAGCAGCCGATGTTGCCCGACGGCTACATGCTGATGTCCGGCCAGCAACTGCTCGGCACCCGCGCCTTCGGTTCGATCCTTGACCCGAACTTCAACTACCAGGCCATGCCATATGCGCCAAAGACCTGGGTCGAGAATGATCCCGCTCAACGCATTTTGCTGATGCAGAGCTCGCCGCTGGTCATTCCTAGCCGCGTTAACGCCTGCCTTGCCGCGAAGGTTTGCACTCCTCCGAGCAAAGGCTGATGGCTGGCGCACCCGGAGCGGGGGCCTCTGTTGTCGAGGCTGTCGTGGCTCATGGCCGAACCGTGGTCGGCGTCAACGGTAAAAAGGTTGGGCCTGGCGAAACCGTCAAGGTGCCAAAGGACGAAGTCGAGCTGCTGACAAAACTCGGCTTCCTGGCTGATGGCGACGTGATCCAGAAGCCGCAAACAGGGTCGCATGTCTCTGTTGCGTCAGGGCCAACCGTGAGGATTGCCTGATGATCGACTGGGACAGCTTGGTGTTGGGGCCGCTTGAAACCATTTTTGGCGAAGGTCAACGCCCGGAAGGGCAGGTGACGTACTACCCGGGCGGCCGCAAGGCATACCCCATCGACGGCGTTTTCGATTCGGCCTATCGGGAGGTCGAGCTGATTGACCCCCTGGTGGGTGTTACATCAACGCAGCCGGTGCTGGGTGTGCGGCTTTCGACCTTTCGTGAGCCGCCTGTTCAGGATGATGAGGTTTACATCCCGAGTATCGCCAAGCGCTACCTGGTGATGGAGGTTCGGCCCGATAGCCATGGCTGGGCAAAACTGATGCTGAGTGAGATGTGATGACCACGACTTCCGAGTTACGGCAAATAACTGCCGAAGCCCTCAAGGTGGGGACTACCGCTGGCGCCAATGTATTCGCCGCCAGGACCTGGCCGACGTGGAGCGGAAGCTACCCGATCATCTGGGTTCACTCTCCGGCAGAAGACAAAGAGTCGCTGGGGCGCCAGGGAGGCCCGCAGTTCACCGTGACGGCGACGATTCGGATCAGCGCTCGCATCCAGCTCAAGGCGTTACCTAAAAACGCTGCAGCTGCGGCGATGATCTTGGCCCTGGAGGAGATACAGCGCCAGATTGAGCGGGCGCTGATTAACTTTCCGCCGCTAATGAGTCGCCTGCAGCAGTTTCCTTTTATCCGGTCCGAGATGGTTGAAAGTGATGAGGGCGACCAGAACTTGGGCGAGCTCGTCATGGACGTCGGTATGGAGTTCTACCAGGGGCCAGAGGACTTCTATCTGCTGGAAGGTCCTTTGGTGCCAGAGCCATTTGATCCTGCTGCGGAGGTAGCAGGGGTGCTGCCGATCGTACCGCTGGAAGGATTCAGCGTTACGAACGACTTGCTCAACGTAGTTGATCCAACTGGCACTTATGCCGATCCACCGTTTCCCGATTCCGTCACGCCGGCGCCGCGCACTGTTGGCCCTGATGGGCGAGCGGAGGGTGGTCTTTCGTTCGAATTTCCGCAGGAGTAATCATGCGCATTTATCCCTCTCCGGGGTTGCTGGTACGCGACCCGGTCAAACGCGACGCTCTGCCGGAAGAAGGTCGAGAGGTCGCGGACAACGATCACTACTGGCTTCGTCGGCTCGCCTGCAATGACGTTACACGCACGCCGCCTAAGGCGGAAATCTCGCCTGAGTCGCCACCGCCAGGCGACGAAAAACCGCCGGCGGCCAAGACCACCAAGCCTGAAACTTCCCAAGGGAGCGACAGTTGATGACCGTCCCATTTAGCAATATTCCCTCGAACCTGCGAGTTCCTCTGTTTTATGCCGAGGTCGATAACTCCCAGGCCAACAGCGGCGCACAAACTCAGCGCACCTTAATCATCGGGCAGATCACTGCCACCGGTAACGGCGTGGTTAATGTGCCGGTGCTCGGCCAGGGTGTGAGCGATGCCCAGGCCAAAGGCGGACTGGGCTCGATGCTGGCGCTGATGACCGCAGCTTACAAAGCGTCGGATAACTTCGGCGAAGTTTGGTTTTTGCCGCTGGCTGACGCGGTGGGTTCAGTGGCGGCGAGTGGGTCACTGCTGGTCGCTGGCACTCCAAGCGGCACGGGTGTTATCTCGCTCTACATCGCAGGTCAGCTCCTCAGCTTCGCTGTGGCCACGACTGAGTCCGCGGCGGACATTGCCACCGGCCTGGCAGCGCTGGTCAATAGTTCCGGCAGTCTGCCGGTAACCGCAGCGGCAACCGATGCGACTGTGAAATTCACCGCCAAGAACAAAGGCGCCGCTGGCAACGACATTGATCTTCGCCTGAATTACCTGGGCACTGCTGGCGGCGAGTTGACGCCGGCAGGTCTCACGCTGACCGTCACTGCCATGGCCGCCGGCGCAACCAATCCGGTGCTGGATGCGGCTTTGGCGAGCCTGGGCGATGAGGCCTTCGACTTCATCGTTAGCCCTTACACCGATACGGCATCCCTGAATGCCCTGAAAAACCTGCTCAACGACAAAACCGGGCGCTGGAGTTATGCCAGCCAGATTTATGGGCATATCTTCGCCGCCCAGCGCGGTACGCTCTCGACGCTGGCCACCGCCGGCAACGCTCGTAACCACCAGCATGAGTCGATCATGGGCTTCTATGACTCGCCGTCTCCGTCCTGGATCTGGGCGGCAGATTTAGCGGGGACCGCGGCGGTGGCACTGCGCGCTGATCCCGGACGACCACTGCAAACCTTGACGCTGAGCACGGTGCTGGCGCCGCCGGCGCCTTCGCGTTTCGACCTGGGCGAGCGCAACACATTGCTCTGGGATGGTATCTCCACCTTCACCGTGGCCAGCGATGGCACGGTGGCGATTGAGAACCTGATCACCACGTACCAGAAGAACGGCTTCGGTGCCGCCGATGACAGCTATCTGCAGATCGAGACGCTGTTCCTGCTGATGTATGTGTTGCGTGCCCAGCGGTCGTTGGTGACCTCCAAATATGCTCGGGTCAAGCTGGCGGCTGACGGCACTCGATTTGCACCTGGCTCGGCGATTGTCACACCCAAGATCATCAAGGCTGATCTGATTGCTCAATATGGTGAGCTGGAATACGACGGTTTTGTCCAGGACGCCAAGACGTACGCCAAGGAGCTGATCGTCGAGAAGAACCGAACCAACCCTAACCGAGTCGATGTGCTATGGCCGGGGACCCTGATCAACCAATTGCGCATCTTTGCGCTGCTGGTTCAGTTCCGCCAATAACCCGGGCATTTCGCCTATCGCCGCCTTGAGCGGCTTTTTTTCGCCTGGAGAAACCTATGGCTGATCCCAACCGCCTTGCCGGGACCTGTTACCTGACCATCGACGGCGTGAGCTACATGCTGGCCGGCGACTTCTCTTACAAGATTTCCGGGGTTTCCCGCGAAACCTTGAAGGGGCAGGACGGCATTCACGGCTACAGCGAGACCCCGCAGCCCGGCTATATCGCCGCCACGCTGCGCGATGCCTCGAACCTGAGCATTGGTGACATCAATGCAATGAGCAACGCCACTGTCGTCGCCGAGCTGGCCAACGGCAAAACCATCATCGGTCGCAACATGTGGACCACTGATCAACAAGAATCAAAATCTTCCGACGCCACTATTGAAGTGAAGTGGGAAGGCCCTTCTGTTACGGAGAACTGATCCATGCTTGAAGACGAAATCACCATCACTCTGAGCAAGCCCGTGATCATCGGCAAGGGTGAAAATGCGATCACCTACGAGGAAATCAAGCTGCGCGAGCCGACCGCAGGCGAGATGGAAAAGGCTGCTCGAGCGGATACTTCCGTCGGTGCTGCGATCACGCTGATTGGTCTGGTGGCGGGTATTCCGCGCAGCTCTGTGGAGAAGTTCAGCAAGCGGGACCTGGTTGCAGCCAACAAGTTTTTGGAGGGTTTTACCGAAGCTGGTCAGACGGAGGAGGCTGGCCAGAGCTGATTGCCGAGCTCACCAAGTATTACGGCTGGGGGCCACGCGATGCGTGGTCGCTCACTTTGAAGGAACTGGTCGAATGGAACAAACAAGCCATTCGCATGGCGGGTAACTCAGATGGCTAATACCTTTACGATCACGATCAACGCGGTTGATAAAGCCTCGGCGACCGTTCGCAAGGTCAACGACTCTGTCAGCCGCATGACCCGACCATTTGAAGAGGTCGGCAAGTCCTTCAAAAGCCTCGGCCGTGAGCTTGGCTTTGAGCGTATCGGCAAGAACCTCACCAACATCGGCAGGGAAGCTGGCGGCGCGGCTCGAAGCATCGGCAACATCGTTGCTCCAATGGCGGCGATCACCGGCATTGGCTCGGTGGCTGGCGTAGCGGCGCTGGCTGTTAACTGGGCCAAGCTGGGAAGGTCGATTGATAGCAGTGCACACGGGATCGGTATTTCTGCTGATCAGCTGCAGACCTTTCAGGGCGCCGCCAAGATGGTTGGCATTGATACCGAATTGGCTACGGGCAGCCTCAATAGCCTGGCAACCACAATGCAGGACGCACAGTGGGGGCGTAACCAAGGCGCGCTGCTGATGCTGAACAAGCTCGGCATCGGTCTGAAGAAAGCCAAGGACGGTTCCTGGGATGTGGTGGGCGAATACAAGGCGATTGCCAACGCGATTGCCAGCCAGAAAAGCCCGCAGGTTCAAGCTCTCATAGCGAACAACCTGGGTCTGGGCGGGATGCTGCCATTCCTGCGTGAAGGCGCTGCCGGCATTGAACGCTACGAAACAATGGTGAAGCGCCTCGGTTACGTCATGAGTGACGATGCGGTAAAGCGTGGCAAGGAATTCTCGCAGAGCCTATCAGGGCTGAATCTTGTGATCGATGGAACCAAAAACTCCATTGGTGACAAGTTGATCCCCGTCATGAAGCCGCTGGTTGATCAGTTCACCAATTGGCTTGCTGTGAACCGCGAGCTGATTGCCAACGATATTGGCGAGTGGGCAAAAGGTTTTGCAATCTGGATCAATAAAGTCGAGTGGAAGAAGATCGGTGACGGGATCGTCAACTTCGGGAAGGGTGTTGGGAAGGTAGTTGAGTGGATGGGCGGCTGGCAGAATGCGGCGTTACTGGTGATCGGCGTGATGAACGCCGGCCTTATTGGCAGCGTCCTGTCCCTCGGCGTGACACTTGTCCGTGGCGGCGCCGGCGTTTTGGCTTTCACCAAGCTGTTGCTGGGCTGGGAGGCTGCTGCGGTGGCGGCTGGCGCTGCGACCAGCGTAGCCGGCACTGCGGGGGCGGGCATGGGGGCTGCTGGTGCCGGTGTTGCTGGTGCCGCGGGTGCAGGAACAGGCGCTTTGATTGGCGCTACGGCGGCAGGTCTTGGGGCGATGTTCTACTCTTCGTCGCTGAACGATGGCGAGGACAAGGAGGTTGCGCGTATTCGCCGCGCTCAGGGGCTTCCAGAAGTATCGCCTTCAGAGATTTTAAGCGGCGCCTGGAAAGCGAAGGGTGGGATCAATGAAGACTCCACCAAGCGCTCGATGCAGTTCTTCCAGGACAAAGGCTGGACGAAGGAGCAGGCGGCTGGGATCAGCGCGAACCTCGGCCTTGAAAGTAATTTCGACCCGACGGCGGTCGGCGACAGCGGACGAGCTTACGGCATAGCCCAATGGCACGACTCCCGCCAGAAAGAGTTCGCCAAGTGGGCAGGTAAACCCATCAAAAACTCAACCCTGGATGAACAGCTAGGTTTCGTTCATTACGAACTGACCAGGGGGGGAGAGACGGCTGCTGGAGATGCACTGCGCGCTACAAAAACAGCCGCTGCTGCGGGTGATGTTGTAACCAAAAAGTATGAGCGTCCCGCCGATATGATCGGCGACGCTGCCAAGCGCGCCGCGGTGGCTGACATTCTGGCGAGTTCCGCAGTGAATATCTCTAGTTCACCACCACCCAACACCGCTGGCCCTTCGTCGATGATGGCAGCACCTGCGGCCACGCCGATGCCGACGCCGCAGGCGGCACCTACGCCGGTTAGAGCACCTGAAGGCCCTTATACCCAAGGCGCCGCGCAGGGTTCTACGAATGGGAGCGTCAAGGTGGAGATCGAACACAAAAATGCGCCCGAAGGATTGAAAACGAAGGTCAAGTCTGACGGTAACGTCCAGGCTTCGAGCCGTATCGCTTATTCGGGCATGGGGGCTGTCGCATGAGTTTGCTGTCAGACATCATCCAAATTGCCCAGGAATCCAACAGGACCTGGCCGGAGATGCTTAACCAAGCCTCGTTCCGTGGCGTTCCGTTTGCGGTTTACGGCGGCGATGCTCGTTTTGGTCGCCGCCTGGCGCTCCACGAATACCCGGGGCGTGACAAGCCCTACATCGAGGACATGGGGCGCTCGACCCGCCGAATCCGCATGAGCGGGTTTCTGGTCACCGACAGCCTGGTGTATGGCGGTGGTAGTGTTCTGGCGCAGCGTGACGCCCTGGTCGCGGCTGTTGAGGCGGCAGGGCCGGGGGCATTGATGCACCCGACTCTGGGCGCGCTAAAGGTCAGCGTCCCCTCTGAAGGTCTGAGCGTGATTGAGCGCTGGGATATGGGACGATACTTTGAAATCAGTATCGTCTTTATCGAGTCGGGTGATCGGGTCTTTCCCTCGATCACCACCTCGACTGGTTCATTGCTGGACAAGCTCGCCGCTGCCCTGGGGCTTTCGTCGGCGCTGGACTTTGTACGCAAGGTGATTGGCGGCGTCACGGCCGTGATCAATGCGGTGGAGGGCGTCATCAAGTTCGGCAGGGCCATTGTCAGCATGGTGGTGGGCGTGATCGCCGACTTCCAGGTGCTGGTGGGCCGTATCACCCGCGACGTGCGGAGCATCACCAGCTTGGCCAGCCTGATGACCGGCAACTTTGGGCGTTATGCCAACGGCAACGTCAGCAGCGCGCTCACAGTTAGCAAAAAAGCCAAAAACAGCACTGCGACTATGGCCGACTTGATCGCCAAAAATACGTCCAGCCGGGCGGCGGTGGATACGGCGATGGATGCGCTGGTGATGGCCGCGGCAAATCTGGATGCAAACAGCGGCCAGCGATTCACGGACGCTGTGCAAGGCGTGATGGATGCGCTGGTGGCCAGCATTGCAGATCCCGGCAATGCCACTGAGCTGCTTGGGTCACTGGCCCGCTTTACACCGCCACCGGTTGTCGGTAGCGGCATCGTAGGCGCCGCTCGGTTGGTTGCTCAGGACGCCACCAGCGCACTGCTGAGGCGTGCGGCCCTGGCCTCTATCGGCAAAGTCGTCGCGACCTACGTGCCAACCTCCTACGACGAAGCCATGACCACCATGGCAACGGTGACCGGCTTTATTGACGGGGAGCTGCTGGTGGCGGGTGACAGTGGAGACGACGAAAGCTACGGCGCCTTGGTGGCTCTACGCCAGGCCGTGGTGAACGCTTTGACCACCACTGGCGCCACGCTCCCGACTTTGGAGACGTTCACCTTTCGCGCTCCGGTGTCAGCCCTGGCCATGGCCAACCGGCTGTATCGGGATACCGGGCGCACGGATGAGCTGATCCAGCAGGCTAACCCCATCCACCCGGCGTTTATGCCGACGACCGTAAAAGCCCTGGCCCGCTAGGGCGTTTTACCTGTTCGTATCCATTGAGGCGACCCATGCAAGATGACGACCTGACCATCACGTCGGGCGGCTTTGATATCGCCGGCTGGACGGATGTTCGAGTGACACGGGGTATTGAGCGTCTGCCCAGCGACTTCAGCATTGGTATGACCGAGCTTTACCCGGGGGAATTTGACCGGCTTGAACTCCCA